TTTGCGGCATATTGGGCCAAGTCAGGGGCCAAACCCTGAACCGCGCGAACCCCAAGCCCGACCGAACAACAACACACACCGCGCCAACAGGCGACGCTTACCGCTGTGTCGGCTCCGGGCTTTCCTGCAAACCAACACCCGTCAGTTTCGGCCAAAGGAGCCCTGACCCATGGCAACCGCTGGACAAGTCAACAAGGGCGGTATCAACCCGGCCCTGCCGACCAAGCTCGGATCGAGCGTCTTCCACTCCGGTCGCGCAGCTCCGGTCGCCACGACCACGGGAACCGACACCACGCCCGTCGTGACCGAGACGTACATCGCAGAGGTGTACGTGGATCACAACTTCCTCGCCACCGGCGTGAAGCTGCTGAACGGCTCGGCCGTAGCCGGGAACATCACCGCGATCCTCTACGACGCCAACGGCGCGCCCATCATCCAGAGCGCCAGCACGGCCCAAAGCGGTACGGCGGCCTATCAGGCGTTCGCGTTCTCCGCGACAGTCCAGCTGCCTGGCCCCGCCCGCTACTTTATCGGCATCCAGTGCAACAACACCGGCGCCCGCTTCCGCTCGCATCCGATCGGCAACTTCATCGCCGGCAAGAAGACGGGCGAGACCTACGGGACGCCGACGGCCATCACGACCTCGACCTTTACGGCCGATCTCGGCCCGATCGCCGACATCTACTAGCCGAAGAGCCACGTTTGAAAACTATCAGCGGAAATCAAACGTGGCTCGCGGCGGCGTAAGGCCTGGCGCGGGACGGCCGAAAGGGGCGGCCACAGTCAAGACGCGAGAGATCGCCAACGCGGCGATTGAGAGCGGCCTGACCCCTCTGGACTACCTGCTCAGCATCCTTCGTGACGCCAACGCAGAGCAGAACGTCCGCATCGATGCCGCCAAGGCCGCGGCGCCCTACGTCCACCCCAGGCTTTCGACTGTCGATGTGGGGAACAAGGACGACAAGGCTTTCGAGCAGGTGATCCGATGGGCGCAGACGGATTCGGAAGCCACGCCCGATCCGTCGAGATCGTAGTCCCGTATCGGCCCCGCTCGGTTTGGCTTCCGTTCCACGAGAGCCGCGCCAGGTGGCGGGTCAACGTGGCGCACCGCCGGGCCGGCAAGACCGTGGCGCTGATCAACGAGTGCATCAAGGGCGCGCTGACCTGTCCGCTTCCGAGTCCGCGGTTCTCGTACATCGCGCCGTTCCTCAATCAGTCGAAGGCCATCGCCTGGGACTACCTGAAGCACTACGCCGGGGCGATTCCTGGGACGACGTTCAACGAGGCCGAACTGCGGGCGGACTTGCCCAACGGGGGGCGTGTCAGGCTGTTCGGCGCGGACAACCCGAACGCCCTGCGCGGCCTCTACCACGATGGGGCGATTCTCGACGAGTTCGGGGACATGGACCCGTCCGTCTGGACCGAGGTCATTCGCCCCGCGCTTTCCGACCGCAAGGGCTGGGCCGCGTTCGCCGGCACGCCACGCGGCAAGAACGAGTTCTACAACCTGCGCAACCGCGGCCTTCGGCACGACCCCGACTGGGAGACGTGGATTCTGAAGGCGAGCGAGACAGGGCTGCTGAGCGACGCCGACCTGGCCGACGCGAGGGCGAGCATGGACGAAAGCGCCTACTCGCGGGAATACGAGTGCGACTTCGAGGCATCGATCGAGGGGGCCTACTACGCCAAGGAGATGGCGAAGGCCGAGGCTGAGAAACGCATCTGCCGCCTGCCCATCGAGCCCACGGTCAAGGTCGATACGTGGTGGGACCTGGGCATCGACGATGCCACGGCCATCTGGTTCGTCCAGGACGTCGCGTCCGAGCGCCGCATCATCGATTACCTGGAGGTGAGCGGCGAGGGTCTCCCGGCCATCGCCAAGCGCCTGGACGCCAAGGACTACCGGTACGGACGCCACATCCTGCCGCATGACGCTGCGGCGCGGGAACTGGGGACGGGTGTCTCCCGCGTCGAGACGCTGGCGGCGCTCGGTGTCCGCAATGTGGAGATCGTTCCGCAGCAGGAGGTCGTGGACGGCATCAACGCTGTCCGCCTGATGCTGTCCAAGTGCTGGTTCGATGCGGAGCGCTGTGAGCGCGGCATCGAGGCGCTGAAGCAATACCGCCGGGAATGGGACGGCAAGCGCCAGGTCTGGCGTGAGCGCCCGCTGCACGACTGGGCGAGCCATGCGGCCGACGCCTTCCGCTACGGGGCGCTTAGCCGCCCGGTCACCAAGACCGTGGATCGCCTCAAGATCCAGAACTTCGGAGTGGTTTGATGTCCTTCCGCAACGACTTCACGCCCTCCCAGTGGGAGGCGAACACCCCGAGCGACACGGCCTTCGTCGATTACGTGGGCTTCTACGTCGGCGTGACCGGTGACGTGACCGTGCAGTCCGTGGCCGGCTCCTCGGTGCTATTCAAGGCGGTCCCGGCCGGCGCGATCATCCCTGGCCGCTTCATCCGCATCATGTCCACCGCCACCACGGCGACGAACATCTGCGGCGCCAAGGCGATCTAGTGACCGACGCGCCGAACTACGACGACGACGAACTGCTGAGGCTGGTTCGTGAAGAGCGTCGGCGTTCCATCGGCTTCGGTGAGGCCGACTCCGGCGAATTGACGGCCACGCGCGAGCGTGCGCTGCGCTACGCCAAGGGCGACATGTTCGACGTCCCGGCGCTGGACGGCCGGTCGAAGGCGGTGGACACCACCATCGCCGACGCCATCGAGACGGTGCTGCCGGACGTGCTGGAGGTGTTCATCGGCGGCGATGACGTCGCCACGTTCCAGCCCCAGGGCCAGGATGACGAGGACGCCGCCCAGGAGGAGAGCGATTTCGTCAAGTGGGTCGTGTTCGAGCAGAACGACGGGTTCGAGCTGCTGTACACCACCTTCAAGGACGCGCTGCTGACCCGCACCGGGATCTTCCATTGGTGGTGGGAGGACGAGGAGAAGACGGAGACCCGCGCCGAGATGCAGGCTGAGGCCGCGCCCATGGTGCAGGCCATCGCCAAGCAGATGGGCCAGGAACTGGAGGCCGAGGAGCAGGACGACGGGACGGTCAAGCTGACCTCTACGACGCTCACCGGCAAGGTCTGCATCAAGGCGGTTCCTCCCGAGGACTTCACGGTTGCGTTCGACACGATCAACCTTCGGGCGGCGACCTATTGCGCGATGCGCTCGCGTCCTCGCGTGCAGGATCTGATCGCCCGCGGCATCGACGCGGAGAAGGCGAGGGAGCTCCCGACCTACGTCATCCGCAACGACACCATCGTGCAGGAGCGTGACGAGGCCGGCGAGAACAACCAGCGCCAAGACGGCACTGGCGATGACCTCAGGGTTGTCGAGGTACGCGAGCACTACATCCGCATCGACCGCGACGGGGACGGCCAGCCCGAACTGTGGCGCGTCGTCACCAATGCGCTTGAGACGGTCATGCTCGATAGCGAGCAGATTGACGCCCTGCCGTTCGCGGCGCTGACGCCCTACATGGTCCCGCACCGCTTCTACGGCGAGAGCGTGGCCGACAAGCTCTATGAGGTGCAGCGCATCAAGACGGTGCTGCTGCGGATGTTGCTGGACAGCGGCTACTTCGCGCTCAACCAGCGCAACTACGTCGATATGACGAAGGCCAACGAGTTCACGATTCCGGACCTGCTGGCCAACGAGCCGGGGCGGCCGGTGCGGGGCAATGGCGAAATGGCGGTGACGCCGCTATCTGCCGGCGCCCTGAGCTTCGATGTCTTCAACGCCATGGAGTTTGCCTCCACTCTGGCGGAGCAGCGCTCCGGTATCGTCCGCAACGCCCAGGGCCTCAACCCCGACACGCTGCACGACACGGCGCAGGGAGCTATCCAACTGATCATGGCGGCGCAGAAGCGCATCCGCCTGATCGCCCGCATCTTTGCTGAGACCGGGGTCAAGGACCTGTTCCTGGGTGTCCACGATATGCTGCGTCGGGGCTACTCTGACGCGCCGGAGGGCAAGAGCTATTCGCCGGCGCAAGCCAAGCTCGGAAACCAGTGGAAGGCCATCGACCCGTCGCAGTGGCCCGAGCGCCAGGCGCTAACGGTGCACGTCGGCATCGGGTCTGCCGGTCGCGAGCATGACATGATGATCGCCACCCAGCGCCTCAACCTGATGCAGCCGCTCGTGCAGCTGCAGGGCGGGGCGAACGGGCCGTTCATCGACCCGACCAACGTGCACAATGCCCTGGGGGCCTGGGAACGCGCGGCGGGGAGCAAGAATCCGGACCTGTACTGGAGCGATCCGGCGCAGGCTCCGCCTCAACCGCCTAAGCCGGACCCTGAGATGGCGAAGGTGCAGGCGGACATGCAGCTACGTCAGGGGCAGGCTCAGGCCGATGCGGCCCTTGCGCAGCAAAAGGCGCAGTCGGACGCGGCCCTTCAGGCCCAGAAGCATCAGGATTCCATGGCGGCGGCCGAGGCGCAGGCGCAGCGCGAGCATGAGCAGAAGCTAGCACAGATCCAGACCGAGGGTGCGCTCAGGCGCTGGCAGATCGAACAGGAGCTGCAGCTGAAGCGCGAGACGCTGGCCGCGGAACTGGAGATGAAGCGCGAGCTTGGCCTGTTGCAGGCGCACTCGCAGCATCAGGTGGGCATGGCGAAGGTCGATGCGTCGGCCAAGCCGCCTGAGCCCGGTGGAGAGCCAGGGTGAGGATCGTCTTGTGCTGGGCTCTGTTCCGTGCCGGGCGCTTAATCGAACGACTCCCCATGGAGTGGGGGCTTGGCCGAAAGTGCTTCAAGTACAGCATCCGGCTGCAAGGCGATGATTTGCGCGGCCCGTGGCGGCGGGTGAACTAGATGAACGAAGACGATCGCATCCAGCGCGCCCAGCGGGCGGCCCACGAGTGGCGCGAGATCGGCGGCGCGTTCGATGCCGTCGAGGCTGCACTGCTGCGTGAACTGATCCAGACGCCGGTCGGCCAGGAGCCGAAGGTGCTCAACCTGCACAAGGCCATCCAGAACCTCGCGGCGGTCCGCCAGGCGGTGCTGATGGTCGTTCAAGATGGCCAGGTGGCGGACGTCGAGCTTCGCGCTCGCAGCGCCATCTCGCAAGCCGGCTTCACCCGGCCGAACTGATCCCGAAAACCACCCACAAGGTGATCGATGTCCGAATCCGCAACGCCGGAAAGCGGCGCGCTGACTGTTGAGCAGGCCATTGCCGCGCAACTGCCGCCCGAACCCGTCGAGCAGGATGACGCTCCCGCCGTAGAGGCTGAGGAGACCACAGAACCGCAGGGCGAAGACCAGACGCCCGAGGAAGCCGAAGCCGAGCCCGAAGAGCCGGCGGAGGCGGAAGAAACCGAAGCGGAACCGGAGCCCGTCGTGGCCGCCGAACCGCCGAAGTACTGGTCGAAGGACGCCAAGGACGCGTTCGCCAAGCTCCCCGCCGATCTGCAAGCCGTCGTGCTGTCGCAGGAAGGCCCGCGGGAGGAGGCGGCGGCCAAGGCGAAGGCTGAAGCCGCCGAACACGTGAAGGCCGCTCAGACCGAAGTGGCGAAGGTGAACCAGCTAGCCCAACAGCTGGCCGATTTTCTTCCGCAAGCCCTGGAGACCTTCCAGGCCCGTTGGGGCAACAACCCCGATTGGGTCGCGTACGCCCAACAGCATGGCGCCGAAGCGATGTCGATCGCCAAGGCCCAGCACGAAGCCGAACTCGGCCAACTGCAGCAGCTCGCCGTAGCCAAGCAGCAGGCAGAGGCCCAGGCCTTCGAGGGCTACGTCAAGGCGGAGTTCCAGAAGCTTGCTGAGATCGCACCGGACCTCGCTGACCCTGAGAAGGGCGCCGAGCGCCGGACGACTGTCACGAAGTACCTCGTCGCCCAAGGCATCGAGCCTGCGGCGCTGAAGCACATTTCGGCCGCTGAGATGCTGATCGCGGAGAAGGCGCGGCGCTGGGACGAAGCCCAGGCCAAGCTTCAAGCCGCTCCGAAACCCAAGCCCGCCCCGCCGCCCAAGACGGTCACCAAGCCGACTGCGGCGCAAGGGGCGACCTCCCAACAGCGCACGGCACAGCAGATCGCGAACCGCTTCGCCCAGACGAAGTCGACCGACGACGCCATTGCCCTGCTCCTAGCCCGACAAGGCATCATCCAATGACCGCTCCTACCAACACCATCACCGGCGCCACGCCCAACGTCGGCGTGCGCGAAGACCTGGAAGACGTGATCTATCGCGTCGCTCCGGAGGAGACCCCGTTCGTCTCCAACATCGGCTCCGTGAAGTGCACGAACACCTATCACGAGTGGCAGACGGAGACCCTGGCGACTGCCGTGGCGACCAATGCCCAGCTGGAAGGCGACGACTACACCCTGGGCGCCGGCAACCTGACGACCCGCGTCGGCAATACCCTGCAGATCCTCGCCAAGTCCGGCGGCGTGTCGCGTACGCAGGAGATCGTCGACAAGGCTGGCCGTGCCTCGGAACTGGCTCGCCAGAAGACCCTGAAGGGGATCGAGCTTCGCCGTGACCTGGAGATGCGCGCCATCGGCAACTATGCCGCTGTCGCTGAATCCGGCGCCACGACCCGCAAGCTCGGCGGCATCCTCGCCTGGCTGTCGTCCAACGTTTCCCGCGGCGCCACTGGCACGTCTGGCGGCTTCTCGGCTTCGCCTGGCCCCGCCGCCGCCGGCAACGGCACGCAGCGGACGTTCACCGAGGCACTGGTCAAGGCGGTCCTGTCCACGGCCTTCTCCAACGGCGGCAAGCCGTCGCAGGCCTATATGGGGCCGACCCACAAGCAGCAGTTCTCGGCGTTCACCGGCATCGCGGACATCCGCACTGACGTGTCGGGCAAGTCGATGGCGACCATCTACGGCGCCGCCGACGTGTACGTGTCGGACTTCGGGACTTTGACCCTGATCCCGCATGCCTACGCCCTCACCCGCGATTGCGTGCTGATCGACCCCAAGATGGTCGCCATCGGCACCCTGGACGGCGTGAAGTCGAAGGAACTGGCCTCCAGCGGCGACAACGAGAAGTTCCTGCTGACCATGGAGAAGACCCTGGTCTGCAAGAACGAGAAGGCTCACGGCGTCGTCGCCGACCTGACCTAAGCGTCGATCCTCCCCGACGTGCAACTAGGGGCCGCTCTCAGGCGGGCGGCCCCGCTTCTTTGAGGACTCTATGCCCGCCATCTCCAAGACCGCCATGGCCGCCCAGACGGCCGAACAGATCGCCCGCGAGCAGGAACTGCGCAAGCGCGCCGCCCGCCAGGCCGCCGCCAAGCTCAAGGAGCCGGAAGTGGTGGTGCTGGCCGAATGCCGCGTGCTGCCCAAGGGCGATGGCAAGGTCAGCATGGGCGAGCACGTCGCCGGGATCGGCGAAGTCTACTTCGAGCGTGGCGAGATGTTCACCACGCGCCACGAGCGCGCCCAGGAACTGGAAGATGACGGCTATGTCGAGATCACCAAGGTGATCGAGCCGCCGAAGGCGCCCGAGGCCGCCTGATGAGCCGCCGGTTCCTGCTCACCTCCTCGCGCGGCATCGACTGGTATATGCACGAGGACGGCAATGGTCATCGGTTTGAGGCGGTTGCGCCCACGGACCCGATCATCGAGCAGAACAAGTCCGAGATCACGCACAACGACGGGTACAGCGCCGACCGGTCTATCAGGCGCGTCGCCCGTGTCCCCTACATCGTCGGCCTGCAGTGGCTGCACGAAGAGGGCTGGTGGTTCGAGGACCCTGAGAACGCCGACAAGCTGGCCGCCAAGCTGAACTCCAACGAATGGGCGCATCTGCGGACCGCTGAAGGCCGCCTGGGCGTGAGCAATGGGGTGATGCGGTGAGCCTGACGACCTACGGCGGCCTGATCACCTCCGTCACCAACTGGAGCACCTACACCGACATAACATCCGACCTGGCCGCGGATTTCGTCTATTGGGCGCATCAGGAGATCAACCGCCGGCTTCGAGCGCGAGTGATGCTCTCGACGGCGGACCTGGCGCTCAACGCTGCCGAGACCGTGACCGTCCCGACCGGCTATGTGGCCATGCGCCGGCTCTACCTGGATGTGACGCCGCGGTTTTCGCTGACGCCGACCTCTCCCGAAGGCGTGCAGGACGTCATCGCGGAGATCGCGTCCCAGACCTATCCGACCCACGTCGCCGACGAGGGGACGAGCCTGCACTTCGGCCCGCTCTACACCGGGTCGGCCACCGGCAAGCTCCTATACTACAAGGAAGCGACCCTGATGAGCGCGGACAGCGACGCGAACGCGGTCCTGCTCAAGTACCCTTACCTTTACCTGTTCGGCTCGCTTGAGGCGCTGCACACCTACAAGGAAGACGACGACACCGCCCAGCAGTTCGGGGCCAAGTTCGGCGCGCTGATCGAGGACATCAACCTGCGCGACGCGAAGGACGCGATCAGCGGGCCGATCAACGTGCGCCCCTCGGCCGGCGGCATCGTCTAGTGCCGCGCCCCTCCGTCATCGACACCCCGCTGGGGGCCTATCTGGACGAACTGGAGGGCCGGGTGCTGGAGCTTGAGAGCCCCAACAGCCCCAGGCCCGCCTATCCATGCCTGAAGGCCGATCTGCCGGCCGCCGCGAGCTACATCAACTGCGTCGCCTACGTGACCGACACGAAGATCCTCGTGGCTTCGGACGGGACCGTATGGCGCCGCCAAGACACCGGAGCGCCGATCTAGACCACGTGCGCCCATAGTTCGCGTCGGCGCACCTTCGCGATAATCGGAGGGCTGACGCCGAGTTCGGCGGAAAGCGCGCGTTGGGTTGCGTCAGACGCCCGGATGTAGCGCACGAGTTCGTCATTCAGTTTCGCGTTCGGATGGCCCACGCCTCGCTTGACCCGCTTCCGTCGGCCGAGGCGATCACGGTCATCGGCGTTCTCTTTGCCGCTACCCCAACGGAGATGATCGGGGTTGCAACACCTGGGAGTGCAGCTATCCCCATGCAGGGCGAGATGCTTCGGGGAAGGTCGCGGCCGACCGGCAATGGCCAGGGCGACGTGCGTCGCTAGCGGCTTCCACCTTCCGATGTCGAACCGGCCGTAGCCCTCGACATTCGTCCATCCGGTCCAGTTCAGACAACCGGAAACCGGGTCTTCGACCAGTTTAGCTCTGAAGCGGTCGCCCAGAGCGATTGCAAGCTGCCAATCAATCATGCCGAACAGTAGCATGCGACGACTTGAGAACCAATAAAAAGGGGAAGCGGATTTGCCGAGTTCATATTCGTCGAACCTAAGGTTCGAACTTATGTACACGGGAGAGCAAGTGAACACCTGGGGTGCTCGCTTGGACAATGTTCTTTCCCGCATTGACGATTCAGTGGCCGGCTATGTCGCCATCGCACTCACCGGCGACTACTCGCTGCAGTCCTCGAACGACAACACCAGCGCCGACGAGGCCCGGCGCGCCTTCCTGAAGTTCACCGGCGCGCTCTCGGCCAACGCCACCGTCACGCTCCCGTCCGTCTCCAAGCACTACTGGATCTGGAACGCGACGAACAAGGTTCTGACGATCAGTCTCGGGGCCGGGAACACCGTCACCATCGACGCGGGCGACAAGGCGGGCGTCTGGAGCGACGGGACGAACATCAACCACGACGCCTACTTCGGCGGCCTGGGGCTGAAGGACTACATCGCCGCGGCGGTACTGGCGGCTACGGGCAGCCTGCCGAGCGTCACCGGGAACGCGGGCAAGTACGTCTACACGGACGGGATTTCGTCCTTCTGGCGCCAGCCGTCCACCGCCGACCTCTCCGACTACAACACCCGCGTGCTCGGCGTCCAAGTGGCGCTGGCCGTCGCTCTCTAGGAGCCTGAAGCATGGCCGTCACCGCCAACAGCATCGTCACGCCTCAGGCGCCGAAAAGCGCGGCTGTTCTGCACTCGACGCAGCAGAACACCTGGCCGCCGACGACGACGCCAACGAACACGACGCTTCTCCTGACGGCGGGACCCAACGGCGGGCGTCTGGTGCGCCTCGCGGCCCTGCCGAACGAATCCACGGGCGCCGTCGGGGTCATGCAGGCCTATCGCGACGTCGGAACATCCGGCGCGAGCAAGTACCTATTCGCGACGCAGACCAGCACCAACGACACCGTGTCGGGCACGGACGCGCCCCTGCCGCTGGATTTCGGCTATTCGGACAGCAACCCGATGATCCTGCAGGCCAACGAGCGGATCTACGTCGCGCACAGCCTGTCGGCGAAGGTGGTCGGTTTCATCGCCGAGTGGGCTGACTACTGATGAGCATTCCGGGGCAGGCTCTCCGCGGGCTAGTCGGTCAGTCGATGAGCGGCCGGCGCTCCGCGCCAAATCCTGTCGTCTACCGGATAGAGGACAGCACGACGCCTGGGGCATTCTCCTTCACTGCCGATCGTAGCGGATGGCTCGAAGTGCTCATCTGGGGCGGTGGGGGGTCAGGGCAAGGAACCAGCGGCAGCGGTCAAGATGGGGGCGGATCTGGCGGCCTCGTATATCGGAAGGTCCCCGTTGCGCAGGGCAGCGTCATTTCTGGCAGTGTGGGCGCCGGCGGCGCGGGCGCTAGCAGCGGCAATGGAAATCCCGGAGGGACTACTACCGTAATCTACCCAGACCGAATCCAATGCGCGGCTCTTGGGGGCAGCGGCGGGGCGGGGGGTGGTGCAGCGGCGGGGGGCGGGTATCAGTTAAACGCCGATGCCGTGGGCGTCACCGGGAACAACGGTGCAGTGCCTGCGGGTGGCGTTGCGACCTCCGCTAGCGCTTTCGTGTCTGGTAGTGGGGCGCTATCAGCCGGAGCCGGAAGCGCAGGAAACAACGTCTCGGGGACATCTGCGTCCGCCTCAAATGGGCGGGTGGTGATTTACTTCATCGGGGCATGACAGCTGCTATAGCCGCCTCGGCGCGCCTCAAGCATGCTGTCCACACAGGTTCGGTGTCCCCGGCAACGATGAGCACATTCTGGCGCTCTACGTCGGGGTCTTTGCCGTCCGAGCGGCAGATCGCCTCGGCAGCCTTCGCAACAATCTCATCCATCCGCCCACCCTAGCAGGGAGGTACGTCACTGCGAATACCTCTCGAAGTCCCTCCGGGCCTGAACACCGACGACACCACCTATGCCGCGGCGCCGGCCTGGGGCGGCGGCTCGAACGTCCGCTTCCGCCTCGGTCGCGCGCAGACCATCGGCGGCTGGGAAAGCGTCATCAGCACCGCTCTAACGGGCGTCTGTCGCTGGGTGTTCCCCTGGACCGACAACACCGACACGCTGAACCTCGCTTTCGGCACGCATAGCGCTCTGCAGCTCTACCAAGGCGGGATGCTCTACGACATCACCCCGTCGTCAGGCTTCACGGCGGGCCAGATCGACGGGACTGGGTCGACGGGCTTCGGCACGGGGGCATGGGGCATCGGCGGCTTCGGCTCGCCCTCGGTCACCGACTATTTCCCGCTGACGTGGAGCGGCGGGGCCTACGGGCAAACCCTGATCGCCAGCCCGCGCAATCAGACCATCTTCTGGTGGCAGAACAACACCGCGACCCCGGCCGCAGCGCTCACCAATGCGCCGGCCAAGGTGACGTTCTGCGGCGTGGCCCCGACGCGCCAAATCTTCGCCTTCGGCTGTTCGCAGGAGGTCGGGGGAGCGTTCAACCCGCTCTGTATCCGCCACAGCGGCATCGCGGACGAGACCAACTGGACAACGACGTCAAGCAGCGCTTCTACGGCTCGCGAGTATGTCCTCCCCGGCGGCGGGCGCATCGTCGCGGCGCGGCTGGTGGGCCGTAACTGGCTCGTCTGGACGAACCACGGCCTGTGGCTCGGAACCTACTACGGCCAGATCGGCAAGGTCTGGAGCTTCGACAAGATCGGCGACAAGTGCGGCTTGATCGGCCCCAACGCCGCCGTCGTGCTGGATTCCACGGCCTACTGGATCAGCCCCGACCGGCAGTTCCACAGCTACACGCTCGGCGGCATCGTCCAGGCCATTCCGTGCCCGGTGCGGGAAGACTTCGCAGTCAATTTGGCCGCCAGCCAGGGCGACAAGATCGTCGCCTCGACGATCGCCGAGTTCGCGGAGGTGCGCTGGGAGTATCCCGATGCGCGCGACGGCTATGAGAACAGCCGCTACCTCGCCGTCTGCGTCGAGAACCCCGATGCGGGCGAGTGGTATGGTGGCATCATGGCCCGCACCGCCATGGTGGACGCCGGGCCGAGCACCTATCCCTGCGGCGTCACCTACGGCGGGGCGATCTACTGGCACGAGAAGGGCAACTCCGCCGATGGCGGGGCGCTCTCGTGGTACATCGAGACGGCCGACCTGTTCCTCGACGAAGAGCGCACGGTGCTCGCCAAGAGCGCCTGGCCGGACCTGGCGGACCAACTTGGCCCGGTGAGCCTGACCCTCACCACCCGGCTCTATCCGCAGGGCGATGAGACGGTGTTCGGGCCATATTCGATGTCCCCGAGCCAGGACAAGCAGGACTTCAAGGCGACGGGCCGGCTCTACCGCATCAAGTTCTCCGGCAATTCGGCGCCGTCATACGCCCGGATCGGCCGGATCACCTTCGACGTGAA